CGGGATCGCATCACTCACCGATGCGGGGATCCACACCTCCAACTCCTCACGCCCGCGCTCCAGCTCGACGTCGAGCGCGTAGACGTCGCCCTCCTCGACACCGGCCACCGCTTCGAACTCGACCTGTGCTCGCACGGATGCCTGCCCGATGTGCACGAGATCGACGTCGGCCGGCTGCCACTGCGTATCGAGCGTGTCGGGGTACGCCGGGAGATCGACCGTGGTCCAGGCGTCGGCGCCGGCGTCGTACTCCTCGACGTCGAGGGTGGCCGTCTCGTCGGCGTTGGTCGGCTCGTCCACAATCATCCGCATCAAGCCGTCTTCGACCACAACGCTTCCGGTGAAGTCGTGTGCCGTGTCGAACACGCGCCCCCACGCGACGACGCCGTCCTCGTCGACCGGGTCGGCCTGCCCGTGCGTGTCCCACACGCCGAGGTCAACGTCGCCCTGGAGCGGGTAATCGAGGTCGTACAGGTAGACCGGGTCGTCGATCGCCTCGGCTGTCGCGTCGAACAGATCGACGGCGCCGTGTTCGGCCTCGACAGTCTCCACAGACACAGGACGCTCGCGCTGTGTGGGCGAGCTCGTCGAGTCGACGATCCGGACGCGCCGAGCGTCGGCGGGGATGCCGACGATCGCGTCGGTGTCGTTGCCGAACGGGTGGCCGGGGTCGGGCTGGCTCGGAGAAGTCTCCACGGCGAGGACGTGCCGCTTGCGCGTCCCGGCTCGTTCGAGGGTGAGCGTCACCGATTCGATGGCGTCACCCGCTGTAAGGTCTGCTCCAGAAGGCTCGGCGAGTCGTGGGTCGCGGCGTGTCGAACTGGCGACGTAGTAGCCGTCGACGCCGGCGTGGGTGCTGCCGCCGAGCGGGAGCACGCCGATCGCGGGGTTGTTCCCGAGCGTCTCAAGCGCGTCCGCCTGCCACGTGGCGCGCCGGTCGCCGTCAAACCGGACGTCGACGTCGACCGACTGCGCGCTCACCCCGGTGGACTCGACGTAGGTTCCCTCATCGAGGACGGCCGCGGTCGCTGTCTCGTGACCACCCGAGCGCGAGGCGATCTCGACGGTTCGGTCTGGCAAGTCAATGGCGTAGATATTCATCGTCACCGTTGTCGCCCCGCTTCAGCGATCTGGGCGTCGGCGATGTCTTCGATCCACTGTTCGAGCCCCCGCTGGTCGGTTTCGAGTCGCGTCTCCAACCGAAGCCCTTCAAGGACCTCCCGAAGCGCGGTCTTGAACTCCTGGGTGCTCATCCCGGCACTGCCAGCGCTGGGGCTCGCAGAGGTACTCGCGCCGGCGACGAGGTCGGCCGACGGCGCCCACGACGTCGACGACATCGCTGTAGACGCTGCCTCTTCGGGGGTCGGAGTTGACGATGTCGAGGGCGGGGCGGAGGTCTGATTCGGCGACGGCATTGCCTCGGGAGCGGTTACTGGCGAGCGACCGGGCTCTTCTGGCGCATCGGGCATGTTGCTGTCGACGTTCGCCTCGCCGTCGATTTCCTCACCAATCCCAGGGATCGACTCGATTTTGTCTATCAGCCAGCCGATCTTGTCGCCGATCCAATCGAACACCGACCCGACGATGTCTTGGATCCCGAAGAGGTTCTCACGCCAGGCGTAGTACAGCTGACCGAGCGGCCCGAGAAGGAGTAGCATCCACCCCGGTGCAGCATCGAGCCAGCCTTTGACCGTCCCCAGTGCGTCGGTGACCGTGTCTCGGACTCCGTAGAAGTTGCTCGTCCACGCGCGGTAGAGCCCGTAGCCGATGGCGATGGCTGCCCCGATGGCCGCGATGATCGCCCACACGGGGACGGTAATCGGTCCGAGAGCCACGTTGGCCGCCAGTGCCGCGGGGACAACTCCCCCAGTGAGCGAGGCTGCAAAGCCACTCGCCGCACCGGTTGCCATCCCCCACCCAGTCGCTATCGCCGGGAGCATCGTCAGCAGTGTCCCGCCGACGAGCAGGACAGGGCCGATTGCTGCGGCGACACCGCCGAGGAGGATGATCGCCCGGCGCTGGTCGCCATTGAGGTCCTGAAACCGGTCGGCCCCTGTCGAGATGTAGCCAGTTAGCGTCGACACCATCGGGATGAGGTCGCCACCGATGGCGATCCCGACGTCTTGGATGTTGCTCTTGGCGATCTGCATCTCGGCGTTGAGCGTGTCGCGTTGGGTGGCGGCCATCTCCTTGGTCGCGCCCTCGGAGTCTTCGAGCCGCTGGGTGTTCTGCGCCAGGGCATCCGAACCCTGCTGCATGAGCGCGGCCATCGCCGGCCCCGCCTCGGTCCCGAAGACCTTGGCCGCATCCCCGGCCTCGACGCCCGCCGACTCCATGTTCGATAGGAGTTGGGTGAGCGAGACGACCTCGCCCGACGAGTTTCGCGTCGCCACGCCCATCCCTTCGAGTTCGGTGGCTACTGTCGAACTCTCGTCTGAGAGCTGCGAGAAGACGTTCCGTAGCGCCGTCCCTGCCCGCTCGCCTTGGATCCCGACGTCTCCCATCTGCCCGATCGCGGCCGACGTCTCTTCGAGAGACAGGCCGAGCGACGAGGCGATCGGCGCGACCGTGCTCATCGCCTGGGCCATGCCTTGCATGGTCTGGTTGTGGTTCGAGACCGTCGAGGACAGCGTGTCGGTCACCGTCGACATCTCGCTGGCTTCGAGGTTGTACGCCGACATCACGTTCGTCGCGACGTCGGTCGCCTCGGCCATCTTGAGCTGGCCGGCCTCGGCGAAGGCGGCGACCTGCGGCATCGCCTCCATCGCGGCAGCAGCGTCGAGGCCGGCGCTGGCGAGGTAGTAGTAGGAGTCGGCGGCTTGCGACGCCGAGTGGGTCGTCGTGTTGGCGACGTCGCGAGCGGTCGCTTCGAGCCGCTCTTTCATCGCACCGTCGACGTCGCCCATCACCGCAATCGAGCGCTGCATGGCCTCGTCGAAGTTGCCGGCGACTCTGACCGACATCGCACCCATGGCCGCCAGCGGGGCCGTGACCCCGGCAGTCATCGCGCCGCCAGCTCGTTGCATGGACTTGCCGGTGCTTGCCGCTCGGTCTTGGAGCGACCCCATGCTCCCCTCGGCGTCCTGGATACCCGACTCAAAGCCGGAGCTATCGAGGTCGAGGACTGCTGTCAGTGACTCAAAAGGCATGTGTTAGTTACTCGTCATCGGAGACGAACGACAGCACGAGGGCCACGGCGGCCAGCCCCCATACGAGGAGGGCGACCACCAGCGCGGGCCAGAACAGCAGCCCGACAGTCGCCGCGACAGCGCCAACGAGCACGAGGATCCCGGCAAACAGCCGGTTGTTCGCCGCGTCGCTGCGCTCGTCAGAATTGTTGGTTGTCGTCGGGTGTGACATGTTGTGCGTATTGTGTGTGCGCGCTCGTCCAAAACATTTGCTCCCCACTATCCATCGCATACCACTCCTGGGGGCCGATCCCGGTCTCTTTTTTCAGTTCGTAGAGGAACTGCCCGAGGTCAGATTCTCCAAGGCGTCGAGCTTCTCCGCTTGGGACTCGGACTCTCCCTCCGCGGTAAAATCCTCGAAGAGGTCCCCCAGTTTGTTCTCGTTCCGGTAGATCGACTGCCACACGCGGGCGTCCTGCAGGTCCTCGTCGACGGCGTGCGCTGCGAGGACCTCGGCCATGAGTTCGATGCCGCCCATCGACTCGTCGATGAGGTCGGGCAGCGACATCTCGTCGGACTGCGCTGCGCGTATGAGCTGGTGCTGGCGGGCTTCGAACTGGTCAAGGAGCACCGCGCCGCGCTCGATCCGCTCGCGGGTCTCCTCGTCGACGCCCGTGAGTTCGACGTCGCGGGCCGACATGGGCCGGTAGAACTCGACGTCGTTGCCGTGGACCTCGATCTCGAAGGTGTCCTCGTAGCGGGCGACGAACAGGTCGCGGGCCGTCCCCTGCAGTTCGAGTCGGTCCTCTTTGCGCTCTTGGCGCTTTGCTTTGAGCGCATCGCGGGTGTCGGCGAGCGCCTCGGGGTTGGCGATTTCAGTGCTCATGGATTAGGATTAGGCCGGGTTGTAGTCGATGTACTTCTCGCCCTCGACGGCCCACTCCCACGACGCCATCGGCGGGGTTGAGGAGGGGTCGATCTCGGGGCTCATGAGCTTGCAGTCGCCAAAGCGGTGGAGCAGTTCGGTGTCGGCGACGACGTCGAACGTGCTCAGATCACTCGGGAGCTCGTCGGCGAGGTAGGCGATCTCGACGTACTTCTCTTCGCCGAAGCCGATGCGTCGGTCGTCGGTGGACGTCGAGAACTCGATACCGTCGGTTCCGCTGTCGCTCGCCAGCCCGATCTCGGTCATCGCTTCGAGGTCGGCCGCGAGCGCCGACGAGACCTCGACAGTGAACGTCTGGCTCGTGCGGTACTGCCGCGTCTGGCGTTCTGCGCTGGGCGTGAAGTCCTCGGTGGACTCGTCGAACGCCGTCGAAAGGTCGTCTTTGCTCGCCAGCGCGAGCACCGTCCGCGTCGGGTCGGTGCCCGTCTCGTCGGCGAGGATGATGGCGACTTGGCTGTTCTCGACTTCGGTGTTGTTGGTTCGGTTAACTGTTGACAT